TCAGTCTTTGCGCTTCTTGACCGCGCCTTGCAGCGTAAAGCTGAAGGCGAGCGACAGGATCAGAGGCACCCAGATCGGTAGCGACCCGAGACCGGGTGTTTCGAGCGCAGCCGCGAGGTGGTCGTCAACGCACCACCAGAGTAAAAACAGGAACATGTTGGCTTTCTCCCCATGCTTGCGAGCTTAACAGGCTGGAGCGCGCCTGCAATCTCTCCGACGGTATTCCTTGCCCGTCTAGTTTGCCGGCGATGACAGATACGACGATTGCGACGGCGGACGATATGGCCCTGCCATTTGTGCTGACGGCGAGGGCACCGCAGTGCGCGCCCGAAGGCGACTGGACTAGCTGGCTGGCGCTTGGTGGGCGCGGCGCAGGCAAGACGCGGGCAGGGGCTGAATGGGTGCGCTTTGGCGCGCTGTTCGGCGGGTTACGCTTCATCGCGCTGGTCGGGCCGACGCTGCATGATGTGCGCGAGACGATGATCGATGGGGTGTCCGGCCTCTGCCAGATTGCGCGGCCAGGCGAGGAACCGCCCGCCTATGAAAGCTCTCGCCGAAGGCTTGTCTGGCCAAACGGCGCTGTGGCGCAGGCTTTCTCGGCTGAAGATCCAGACAGTCTGCGCGGGCCGCAATTTGATGCGGCGTGGTGCGATGAGGTCGCCGCCTGGAACAGGGATCTGGCGACGTGGGACATGTTGCAGCTCGGCCTGCGGATTGGGCCGCGGCCTAAATCGGTTATCACCACGACGCCAAGGCGAACCCCGCTAATCCGTAAGCTGATGAGTGATGCGAGCGTCGCGGTGACCCGCAGCACGACGCACGACAATGCCGATTTCCTGTCGCCTGCCTTCATCGCACACATCGAAGCGACCCTTGGGGGGACGCGGCTTGGTCGCCAGGAACTGCAAGGCGAATTCCTTGAGGCCGAGGACGGACTGCTCTGGACACGGGCCATGCTGAAGGCGGCGAGGGCAGATACGCCGCCAGCAGATTTCGGCGACATCATCGTTGCGGTCGATCCGCCCGTCAGTATTGGCGACAGCGCTGATGCCTGCGGTTTGATCGCCGCAGGTGTGAGCAATGCCTCTGGCGGCGGCGCGCATTTCTGGGTGCTGGAAGATGCGACGTTGCAGGGCCGCTCTCCTGCGGTCTGGGCTGATCAGGCCGCGCGCCTTGCGGCCCGCACGGGCGCGAGCCGTATCCTGGCAGAGGCCAATCAGGGCGGCGAACTGGTGCGCAGCGTGCTGCGGTCCACCGGCAGCGGCCTTCCCATACAGCTGGTGCATGCGCGCCTTTCAAAGACCGCCCGCGCGGCACCTGTCATTGCGCTCTATGAGCGCGGGCGCGTGTCGCATGCGGGACACTTCCCAGACCTCGAGGAAGAAATGCTGCAGTTCGGGACGGGCACTGGCGGCTCGCCGGACCGGGTGGACGCGCTGGTCTGGGCTGTCAGCGCGCTTGAGGCGGCAACAGGCCGGCACCCGCGCATTCAGACGCTTTAGCCGGGGACGGACGCGCGCTGTGCCCGGCAAAACACCCGCCGCCAAAGGGATCACACTCCGTTTTCCGACCGGGCAGGGCCGCCGGTTAGACATGTCTCAACGCTGAAGAAAAGACGGCGGGCAACGCGCCCCGCCATGAAGACGGAGATAGACCCTGATGAGATGGCCCTGGCAATCGGTCGAAACACGTTCGGCGCAGACGTCCTTGATTGCACTTGCGGGCCTGCCGGGCGCCGGGTGGGGGCGCAGTGATGCCGGCGCCCTGATGCGAGACGGCTATGCGGGCAATGCGATTGCCTATCGGTGTGTACGGATGATCGCTGAAGCTGCCGCATCTATCCCGCTCCTGACCGGGGATGAGGCGGTCGCGCAGCTCCTGGCAAGGCCGTCGCCTGATGAGGCTGGCCGTGTCCTGCTGGAGCGTCTCTATGGCGACCTTCAGATTACAGGCAATGCCTGGGCAGAGGCCGTTACGCTGGCTGGGGACGACAGCCCCAAGGGTATCTTCGGGCTCCGCGCAGATACGGTTCGCGCGCACACCAATTCCGAAGGCGGGCTGATCGGCTGGGCGGTGCGCCAGCGCCGGGGTGAGCGGGTCATCCACCGCGAAAGCGATGGCTGGAGCCCTGTTCTTCACCTGAAACTCTACCATCCATCCGACAGCATCCTTGGCCTGTCGCCGCTGGCGGCGGCGCGCAAGGCGCTGGACCTTCACAATGATGCGGCGGCCTGGGCAAAGGCACTGATCGGCAATGCGGCGCGGCCCTCTGGCGCGCTGGTCTATGACGGGGAAGGCGCTGGCCTGACACCCGCCCAGTTCGACCGGCTGAAGGAGGAGCTAGAGAGCGCACATACCGGCGCGATCAATGCAGGACGGCCGCTACTGCTCGATGGCGGGCTGGACTGGAAACCCATGTCGCTATCGCCGGCTGAGATGGACTTTGCAGGCACCCGCCATGCCGCCGCGCGGGAGATTGCGCTGGCGTTCGGCGTGCCGCCGATGCTGCTCGGAATCCCCGGCGATAATACGTATGCGACCTATAAGGAGGCCAATCTCGCCTTCTGGCGCCTGACGGTTCTGCCGCTGGTTCACAAGGTGGCCGATGCGATGAGCGTCTGGCTGTCGGGCCGGTTCGACGAGGTGCAGGTGCGTCCTGACCTTGAGGATGTGCCCACTTTCTCTGCTGAACGCGATGCGCTCTGGGCGCGGCTGGAGGCGGCGAGTTTCCTCAGCCGCGAGGAGAAGCGCCAGATGGCGGGGCTCGGCCAATGATCGAACGGAAACTGACCGCTGGCTTCCTGCTCGCGCTGGCGGTGCAGACGGGTGGCGCGCTGGTCTGGGCAGGTGCGGCGGCAGAGCGGATTTCCACGCTGGAACAGCGCGCGGATATCGCACGCCCGGTCGCAGAGCGACTTGCACGCGTGGAAGCGCATCTAGCCGCGATTGAGAACCAGCTGGACCGGATCGAAGCAAGACTGGAGGCCAAGCATGACTAGGCAGCCGGTTCTTATCGAAGGCTATGCGGCGCTGTTCGGGGTGGCGGATATATCGGGCGATGTCGTGCGCGCAGGGGCGTTCACGCAAAGCCTGAAGACCGGCCCAGTGCCGATGTTGCTGCAGCACAGATCTGGCGTGCGCGCCGGACACTGGACGCGGGCTATCGAAGACGGGCGGGGCCTATTCGTTCGTGGACTGATTGATCTGCCGCGCGCGCAGCTGATGCTGCGAGATGGCCTGTCAGGCCTTTCGATCGGGTTTCGCGCCAGGCTCTGGAAGCCAAGGCCGGAAGGCGGGCGCGACCTCATCAACATCGACCTTGTGGAGATTTCGCTCGTGGATGCGCCGATGCAGCCGCTGGCCCGGTTCACTGAGATTGGAGAGGCCGCACGGGCGGCCTGAGGAAGGAGAAACATGACCAAGGAAACCAAAATGGCAACGCGAGAGGATGTGGGTGCCACGGCAGAAATGATGGCGGCGTTTGAAGCCTATCAGGAGACAAACGACCAGCGCCTGACCGAGATCGAGGGCAAGGGCGCGGCAGATCCGCTGCTGGAGGCGAAGCTGAAAAAGCTGGACCGCCGGATCGACGAGATCAGCCTGAAAGCCGCCCGTCCAGAACAAGGCCAGGCTGAACGGACAAGCGGTGAACACGGCGAAGCGTGGACGCGATATATGCGGTCGGGCGATGAAAGCGGCCTGTCACATCTCGATGTGAAATCGCTGTCTGCGGGCACCGAGGATCAAGGCGGTTACACCGCGCCACCAGAGCTTGATCGACTGATTGAGGCCCGCCTGACGCAGGCCTCACCCATGCGCCAAATCGCCAGCGTTCGCCAGACGGCAGCCGGGGTTTACCGCAAGCCGGTCAGCCTTGGCGTCGGCGCGGCCTGGGTCGCTGAGACAGGCGCGCGCACTGAGACCACGACCGCCGGGCTCAGCCTGCTCGAATTCCCTGCGGGGGAGCTCTATGCCATGCCGGCGGCGACGCAGACGCTGCTCAATGACAGCTATGCCGACGTCGATGCCTGGCTGGCAGATGAGGTGGAGGCGGCCTTCTCGGTTCAGGAGAGTAAAGCCTTTGTGGACGGTGATGGTGACGGCAAGCCGCGCGGCTTCCTTGATTATGATGTCGTTGCAGACGCCAGCCATGTCTGGGGGAAGATCGGCTCTGTCGCCGGTGACTTCACCGCAGAGGATGCAGGCGACCAGATTATAGACCTGATCCAGACGCCGAAGAGCCAGTATCGGAACAATGCCCGCTTCGTCATGAACCGCCGCACGGTTGCGGCTGTCCGTAAGCTGAAGGATGCAGATGGTCGCTATCTCTGGCGGCCGGGCGTCGCCGGTGAGGGCCAGACGATCTTTGGCTATGCCGTGACCGAGCTCGAGGACATGCCGGATATCGGCACGGGCAATGCGGCCATCGGTTTTGGTGATTTCCGCCGTGGCTATCTGATCGTTGACCGTCAGGGCGCACAGGTCCTGCGTGATCCATACTCGGCCAAACCCTACGTCCTCTTCTACACCACCAAGCGTGTCGGGGGCGGGGTCCAGAACTTCGACGCGATCAAGGCGATGGTCTTCTAGGCGGGGACCGAAAGGGCTGGACTGCGGCGAGGCGCGCTGCGGTCCAGTCACCGCCCCGGTAAATGGCCGGGCTCGGACGTAACTCAACACGATGGTATCTTTGAAATGACGCTGACGGTTGTCACACCGCCAGACGGAGAGGCTGTGTCTCTGTCTTCGGCAAAATCATATCTGCGGCTTGGCCATGACGGCGAGGACGACCTGGTTGCCTCGCTGATCGCGGGCGCGGTCGCAGCGGTCGAGGAGGCGGCAGGTTTCTGCCTGCTCAGCCGCACCTTGCGCGAGACCTTCCTTGCTTGGCCGCAAGGTCTGCTCAGGACCTCTCAGCTGAAGCTCGGCGGTCGGCCAGTGACATCGCTGGTCGATGTCGGGCTGGTCGATGCCGAGGGCGTGTCGACTGATATCTCCGGCCGGTTTGGTCTTGAGGGAGACCGGATATGCCTGCGGCCGGGATCCTGGCTGCCGCGTATTCCGCCGGGCGGAAGGGTCGAGATCGACTTCATAGCAGGGTTCGGCGCGGCAGATGATGTGCCGGATGATCTGAAGCTTGCCATTCTGATCATGATTGAGGCGGCCTACCGGCGGGGCGGATCTGAAGGCGCTATGCCTGACGCAGCGGCCCGCCTGATCGATGCGCGCCGTGAGGTGCGGCTATGAGCGCGGATCTCATGACAGCCGGCGCCGAGGCCGAACTCCAGATTGCCGTCCTCGATACGTTGCGCGCCGATGCGGGGGTTCAGGACGTCCTCGGGTCGCCAGCGCGGATTTTCGACGGTGAGACGGATGCGCCGCTCTTTCCCTATGTCGAACTGGAGCGCCACGACGTCAGGCCGAGAGGCAGCGCGGGGCGGGCCGGGCAGGCCCATACGATCACCTTCGGTCTGCGGTCGCGGTCCGGTGGCCGGGCCGATGCAGTCCGCATTCTGAGCGCGCTGAGACAGGTCATCGATGGCTTGGGCGGCGAGCTTGCCACTCAGACCGTGATCCTGTCGCAGACCCTCTATGCCGACGTCATGCGGACGCCTGACCTTCGCGAGTTCAGAGGTGTGCTCCGGGTACGAATTATCACAGAGGAGGCAGGCTGATGGCTGGGCAGAAAGGACGCGATGTCCTCATCAAGATATCGGATGGCGGCACGCCGGAGATGTTCGTCACCGTGGCGGGCATCAGAACCAGCACGTTTGATCTGGAACAGAAAGGCGTCGACGCGACAAGCATGGAGAGCCCCGGCGGCTGGCGTGAGTTGCTGGCCGGGGCGGGCCTTAGATACATGCGCGTGCGGGGGCGGGGCCCCTTCAAGGATGCGGCCAGCGATGCGCGGCTTCGCGCGGTGTTCCTTGCCGGGGAGCTCTGCCGCTTCAGGCTGGAGGTGCCGGATTTTGGCAGCTTCACGGGGCCGTTTCAGATTGCCCAATTGAGCTGGGGCGGCACGCATGATGGCGAAGCGACTTTTTCAATCGACCTTCAGAGCGCGGGACTGATCAGCTTTGAGGCCGCAGCATGAACGGCGCGCGCGGCGAAGTTACGCTTTGCATTGATGGCCGTGAGCGGACGCTCTGCCTGACGCTGGGCGCCCTCGCGGAGATCGAGACCGCCTTTGGCTGCTCGTCCCTTTCAGAGCTGCAGCCCAGGATGCGCCGCCTGTCGGCGGCAGAATTGATGCAGGTTCTTGCTGTCCTTCTGAAGGGCGGCGGAGAGCAGGTCGCGCCAGAGCAGCTCTCTGCGATGAAGATCAATCCCGGGCTTGCCGCGCGTGCGGTTGCGGAAGCGTTCCGTGCTGCCGTGGGCTGAGATGATGCGGGCTGCCGCCTCGCTCGGCATCGCGCCTGCCGCCTTCTGGAAGCTGAGCTTGCGGGAGTGGCGGTATCTGACCGGTGCGGGCCGCGAGATGCTGGGCCGCCGGGCCTTCGAGCAAATGATGACAACCCACCCAGACAAGGAAAGCTGAGCCATGGATGATTTCAATCAGCAGATGGAAAGCGCGAGCGATGCGCTTGCCGCGATTGCAGACGGTCCGGGACAGGACGCTGCCGCCTCGCTGGAGGCGGCGTTCAGCCAGGCAGGCGCAAGCATAGAAGCCTCGCTGTCGCAGGCAGCAAGATCTGGCGAGCTGGACTTTGCCCAGATGGCGAGATCGGTCCTGGCTGACCTCGCCAGTATCGCTGCCGAGGCGGCCCTGGCGCGCGCCGGGATTGGTACAGCGCCAGCGCCGATGACGGTGAATGTCCAGTCGCTGGCAGGCGGCGGCAACTCTGCGGTGTCGGCCAAGGACGTCTCGAAGGCCATCGCCAAGGCCGCCGCCATCGGCCGGAGGTTCGCATGAGCTTTGCTGGATTTCATGAAGGCCGCCTGCCGGTGCCGACGGGTCTTGGAACAAGTCACGGGCCGCTCTGGCAGACGGAGACGCTGATCCTTGCCAGCGGGCAGGAGGTGCGCAATGCGCGCTGGGCCCTTCCGCAACGGCGATGGGATATCGTGACCCCGCCGCTTGGGCATGCGGCGTATTTAGCACTCGCTCATTTCTTCAATGCGCGGCGCGGCAGGCTCCATGGGTTCCGTTTTCGCGATCCGTCAGCCTTTGGTAGCGGGATCGACGGACAGTCACCTGCGCCAGACGATCAGGTGCTGGGGACCGGAGACGGGGCCGAGACCGAATATCCCCTGCTGCTGGATGAGGGCGACCTTGAACGGCGCATCCTGAAGCCGGTTGCCGACACGGTCCTGATCGCTTTGAACGGCGCGCCGCAAGCGGCTGGCTGGAGCGTCGATGCCGCCGCAGGCGTGGTCAGCTTTGATGTCGCGCCGGAGGCCGGGAGCGTCATCACATGCGGCTTTGAGTATGACTGGCCGGTGCGGTTCGACAGCGACGCGCTTGAGATCAGTCATGACCAGGCGGGCAGCGGGCGGGTGGTGAACCTGCCGCTTGTCGAGCTTTTCAAAGGGGCTTGAGATCATGAAAACCATGGATGACGCTTTCGCGTCGAAGCTTGAAAGGGGCGCGGCGACAACCTGCCTCTGCTGGCGACTGGAGCGGCGCGATGGGCTGATCGTTGCGCTGACCGATCATGATGATGTGCTGATTTTCGGCGGGCATGACTACCAGCCCGGCGCTGTCCTCAATGCCGCGCGTTTCGAAAATGCGGGAGGGCTGAGGCCGGGCAGGGCGTCTACGGATGGCGCGCTGTCGGCCAGTGCGATCACGGATGATGACCTTGCTGCTGGCCTCTGGGCGGGCGCGCGGGTCTTCGTCTACCGCGTCGACTGGCAGGTGCCGGAGCACGGTATCCTTGTCTGGACCGGTTTCCTTAGCGAGGTGACGCGAACCGGCGACCGCTTTGAAGCAGACCTCATCTCGTTGAAGGCAGAGTTGGAGCGACCTGTTGGCCGGGTTGTCTCGCGGCATTGCGATGCGCAGTTTGGCGATGCGCGGTGCGGGCTGTCGGCGCTGCCGGGACAAAGCTGCGACAAGCGGTTCGAGACCTGCCGGGATGTCTTCGCCAACGCAGTCAACTTCCGTGGATTTCCGCATCTGCCGGGGCAGGATTTCGTCCTCTCCGGTCCCGCAGCCACTGGCAATGATGGCGGCAAGCGATGAAGCGGGCGGACATCGTGACGTCAGCGCGTGGCTGGCTGGGCACGCCTTACCAGCATCAGGCAAGCCGGCGCGGCGTAGGCACTGATTGCCTCGGCCTGGTGCGTGGTGTCTGGCGAGAGCTAATCGGAGACGAGCCCCAGGTGGTGGCGCCTTACACGCCGGACTGGGCCGATTTGAGCGAGACCGATCAGCTTTTGGACGCCGCGCGAAACTGGCTGCGCGAAATACCGATCGGGTCAGCAGATGCAGGCGATGTCCTCCTCTTCCGGATGGGCGCTGGCTGCGCGGCCAAACACTGCGCCATCGCGACGGGGCCTGACAGCCTCATCCACGCCTATTGGGGGCGCAGCGTCTGCGCGACGCGTCTGGTGCCCTGGTGGCGGCGCCGGATCGCGGGCGCTTTTTCCTTTCCCGGACTGGAGGACTGA